CGAATGTAATTTCCCTAATTGTACCCGTTTTGCTCAGGCGAACGGGTTTTGTATTGGGCATAAAAACTATGCAGCCTTAAAGATTGAGCGCGCTCCCGTAACCAGGATAGCGGCTAAATCTAAGACAATGACGGTAAACCATAAGGAGTACAAAAAGATAGTTATTGATATGCTTTTGAAATCGAAGAAATGTGAAATCCATTCTCCCGTTTGTTCAAAGATCGCGCAAGGATTACACCACATGAAAAAGCGCGGGGAATTTCTTTTAGATCGTAGATTCTTAAAGAGGTCCTGCAATAACTGTAATACCTACCTGGAGAATAATACAGATTGGGGAATAGAAAACGGGTTTATATTATCAAAATTTAATGAGCAGGAAAAAGTTTAATGGAGATCAATAAAATATATGAGGGTGATTGCCTGGAAGTATTAAAAACATTCCCGGATAACTGTTTTGATTGCTGCATTACTTCGCCGCCTTATTTTGGCCTTCGTGATTATCAAATGGGCGCGCAAATCGGTTTAGAAGAAACCCCGGAGTTATACGTATTAAAAATGGTTGAGGTATTTACTGAGGTTAAACGCGTACTAAAGAAAGAAGGTACACTTTGGATTAATTTGGGAGATAGTTACGCAGGGGGAGCCGGCAGATGGGGCGGAAAAGACAACCTAACAGGCTTTCAGGCAGCTAATCAAGGTAGTTTAACTCAAATTGACGTGGCAAAAAAATGGAAACACGATACTATCAAACCAAAAGACTTAATCGGCATACCCTGGATGATAGCTTTTGCTTTGCGCTCAATCGGGTACTATCTGAGGCAAGATATAATTTGGAGTAAGCCAAACCCAATGCCGGAGAGCGTAACGGATAGATGCACTAAATCACATGAATATATATTCCTGCTCAGTAAATCAGGGAAATATTATTATGATGCGGAAAGTATAAAATCAAAAGCTATTGAGGAATGGGGGAGCAGATTGGAAAGGGAGAGTAAAAAATCTTTCCCGGATCAGCTTAAAAACGGTATCAGATCCGGCGTTACGTTAGATTCAAATGATAACGCCAACAAACGCAGCGTTTGGACCGTAACAACCCGCCCGTATAGTGATGCACATTTCGCCACGTTTCCCGAAAGATTAATAACAGATATGATAAAAGCCGGATGCCCGGAGAGCGGAATTATTTTAGATCCATTTATGGGAGCGGGAACGACCGGACTAGTGGCAAGAAAATTACACCGGAATTTTATCGGGATCGAATTAAATCCGGCTTATATAAAGATCGCAAATAAAAGACTAAATAAGGAGTTAGGAATGTTTATCTAATGTTCTTAAAAGACGCTAAAAATATTGCCGTTAATATCTGCAGGAAGTTACAGCCTTATTGCCAGGAGAACCGCATAAATATAGCGGGATCAATAAGAAGAAAGAAACCGGATCCAAACGATATAGAGATTTTGTGTTTACCGTTAGTTAAAGAGGAAACGGATTTATTTGGAAACATAACCGGGAGACAAAGATTACCGCAATTTATCGGCCTGGTAAATAAATTAGGTAAGGTAGTAAAGGGATCAGCCGCCGACGGTAAAATGATGCAGATAGAATTAAAAGAAAACATCATGTTAGATTTATTTATGCCGGATGAGGCGGATTATTTTCGGCAGTACGCTATAAGAACAGGATCGGCAAATTATTCTCATTATGCGCTAGCTAGTGCATGGGTATCGCGGGGATGGGTGGGATCAGATAAAGGACTAAGAAGGATTGAAGATTGCCAGGGGATCCTACAGCCCGACGGCAAAAGAAAATGGAAATGCGTGAACCCGGAAGCAGAAACGCCGCCCGTATGGCAAAATGAAGCCGGTTTTTTCGCGTGGTTAAGGCTTCCTTATGTACCGCCGGAATTAAGGAATTAAAAATGAAAGTATTAAATCTATATGCAGGGATAGGGGGAAACCGCAAACTTTGGCAGGACGTAGAAGTTACGGCAGTAGAATTGAATGAAGAAATTGCCGGGATCTATTCCGAATATTTCCCGGATGATAAAATGATTATAGGCGACGCTCACGAATATTTGTTACAGCACTATAAAGAATTTGATTTTATATGGAGTTCGCCGCCTTGCCAAAGTCATAGCCGCGCAACTTTTTGGGGAGGGAGCCGGGGCATTAACAGGTACCCTAAATATATAGATCATAAGCTATGGGAGGAAATAACTTTTTTAGGCAATTTCAGCACCTGTAAATATGTGATTGAAAACGTAATACCATATTATGAGCCATTTGTTAAGCCGACTTGCGAAATTCAAAGGCATTTGTTTTGGACAAACTTTAATATCCAGGGCGCAATATTAAAAGAGCCTGAATTTAATTTATTGAAAGTTTCCGCAAATGATACGGTTTACGGTATTTCCTTAAAAGGCAGAAAATTAGAACATAGAAAGGATCAGATATTACGCAACATGGTTAACCCGGATTTAGGTTTATATATTTTAGAACAGGCCCGGGGAGTTATCCGGGAACAGAGTAACAAACAACAAAGTTTATTTAGTTGAAAATACAATAATCCAATAAACCAACATCTTAATGAAAAAAGATGCTTATTATTTCTCACACGATTACAACGCCCGTAAAGATCCCAAATGTATAGCGTTAATAAAAGATTTCGGGATGTCAGGTTATGGCCTTTATTGGTGTTTAATTGAGGTAATGTATGAGCAGGGGGGAAAGGTAAAAAAGTTTCCTGCACTCTTTAACGCCCTTGCTCACGAATTTAAAACAAGCGAAAAAAATATTACCAGGCAGATAGAGGCAATGTTAAACAAGTTTGAACTTTTAACACAGGATGAAAAATTTATATGGAGTGAATCAGTATTAGATCGCCTGGAACTCAGGGAAAATAAAAAATACATTCACCAGGAAACCGGGCGGATTGGCGGAATAAAAAGCGGGGAGCAGCGAAGGAAAATGAAGCAAAACGAAGGAACCCTTCAGCAAAATGAAGCCACCCTTCAGGGCCTTGAAGCAAACGAAGCAAAGGAAAGTAAAGGAAAGGAAATAAAAGAAAAGGAAATTACAGTAAAGGAAATAAGAGAAAAGGAAACACTTTTTTTATGGACGGAAGAAATTAAAAAATTCTTTAATGATTACATCTACAAAGAAAAATTTTGCCGCGACAAAAATTTAAGCCCGCCGGAATATGATAAATGGCTAATGATCTTCATAAACGATTTAGAACTGAGGGAAGAATTTAAGGAACTCAAAGAACTGAAATCGCATTTTTTAAACTGGTATAATTCAAAAATAAAATCTAATGGAAACCGAAGTAATTCCAGGCAAGCCGGACAAACCCGCGCCCTTGCAAATCTATACGAAATCGGAGAACAGGAATATAGAGATCTACGAAAAGAAGATACTTGATTTAAAGTATAAATCCAGGCCGTTTTCAAAACTAACTTCTCAGGAATTAAAAGCCTCAGCTTCGCGCCTACTCGCAAAAATTAATGTTATTACCGGGTGGGCCTTATATGAAGATCCCAAAACAGCCAACATTTTAAAGGAACAGTTTGAACTTAAATTAGTTGAATCTTACCCGCTTGTTAACGTTGATGAAATGGAGTATGCTTTTAGATCAAATACAGCCGTTAAAGATTGGGGTAAATTCTTAAATCTTGCCTTAATTGATGAAGTTATGATCCCTTATTTAACGCAGCGCCGGGAGTTATCCGATAGAGAGGAAGCAAGTAAAAAACCTTTACCCCTGCCCGCCCCGGATGAGCCGGAACTCACCGACGAAGATTTCATTGAGGCCAACCGCTCAGTATTTAAGTTAACCGGATCTTACGGCCTTATCTCAACAAAAGTATATGATATACTAGTTGCTCAGGGAAAGATAAATTTAACCGATGAAGAAAAAGGAATCATAAAAGCCGTTGCAGTAACTAACTTTTTTGCAGCCGACAACAAAGAGAATACTAAAAACCTTAGTCATGCGGAAAGAGATCGGTATATAAAACAGGACTGCAAAAAGATTGCTACAGCGAATTATTTTAATAAACAATAAAATTTAAAGTTATGGGAACACGCGCAGATTTTTATACAAGGAAAGATAATCAAATGAAATGGTTAGGATCAATAGCGTATGATGGCTACCCGGATGGAATAGATAAAAAAGTTTTAGAATCTAAAACGCAGGAAGATTTTGAATTAAACACCAATGACTTTTTGTTAAGTAAAGATTCAAGAACGATGCCGGAGGAAGGGTGGCCTTGGCCTTGGGAAGATAGCCGAACTACTGATTTTGCTTACATTTTTGAGAACGGCAAAGTTATGGCAAGTTGTTTCGGACACTCTTTATTTGATCCTTTAAGTAAGAAGGAGCGTAAAAACAAAGGGAACGCGCCAAAGCTAAAAGATTATTTCCCGGATATGACAGGCGTACAAAAAGTTAAGATGCCAGGAACACAGGGAAGCGGTAATATAATGATTGTTTATTGATGATCCGGTATTTAAAGATAGAAAGTTATATAGTAAGGAACCAGGATTATGAGAGATTCACAAAGGCCGCAAAATTTAAACCGATCAATGAAAAAGATTTATATATACCGCTACAGTATTGCACTCACTTTGGATGCGGGAAACTGTTAACGCTACCGGAAAAACTTTGCGGGTGCAGATGTATAGATCACATGAAGAAAAAAGAATTTATGTTTTATGGGAATTACTAAACCAGTTTTTAAAATTTCGGAAGATGATCTACAGGCAAATTGCGTTAAATGGTTTAGGGCGCAATACAGCCAGTTTTATTGGAGAATGTTTGCAATCCCTAACGCGGCCCGGAGATCTCCCGGCCTTGCGGCTATAATGAAACGCACCGGGTTAATTTCGGGGGTGTGGGATCTGTTTATTTCTATACCATGTAAAGGAGTTTGCGGAATGTATATAGAATTAAAAGTCGGTAAGAATGAACTAACAAAAAATCAGGAAGAATTTAGAGCGGCAAATATTTGGAATTATCGTTTCAAAGTTTGCCGGAGTTTGGAAGAATTTATAAAAGAAGTTGATAAATATTTAAAATGAGGCACGGGCGTTAATTATGGATAAAAATAAAATCATATGCGGTAAAATGGAGGAAGTTTTAAAAGATTTCCCGGATAACTATTTTGATTCAATAGTTACCGATCCGCCTTATGGATTAAATTTTATGGGTAAGAAATGGGATTATGAAGTTCCAACAGTTTACCAATGGCAGCAGGCAATAAGAGTATTAAAACCGGGCGGTCATTTACTCTCAGCTTGTGGAACCAGGACACAACATAGAATGGTAGTAAATATTGAGGACGCGGGCTTTGAAATAAGGGATAACATAACTTATTTATTTGAAGGCAATACAGAAGTAGAAAACTTTATTAACTCACTTGATGAGGAACAGCAGCGCGCATTATCAAAATTGGTAAATGAATTAAACCCGGCAATTATACCGTGGGTTTACGGATCGGGATTTCCAAAAAGTTTAGATATAGGAAAAGCGATTGACAAAAAGGCTAAAGAAGATATTGAACTAATGCAAAAGCGTTTTGAATTTGCCAAATATATAAAGGTATGCAGGGAAGCTAAAGGACTAACAGCAGATGAAATAAATAAAATATTTAATGCCGCTACCGTTTGCAATCATTGGGAAAGTTTACACAAATCTTTTAATAGGTTAATAACATGGGAAGATTGGCAGGTGTTGAAAACCATTTTAGATATAGATGACAGGTTTGCTAATTTAATTGAAGATAGACCAACCAAATTTATAGAAGCAGAAAGGGAAATAATAGGTAAAATGGCACAGCCGGCAACACCAAAAGCGGGGACTTTTAATTGTTCTTTTGATGAAAGCAAAGCAGTTATTACAGCCCCCGCAACCGAAGCCGCAAAGCAATGGCAAGGTTACGGCACAGCCTTAAAACCCGCAACAGAATTTTGGACACTTGTCCGGAAACCTTTAAGCGAAAATACAGTAGCAGAAAACGTTTTAAAGCATGGAACAGGAGGAATTAATATTGATGGGTGCAGGGTGGAAGGTAGTGAAGTAATTACAAATCATTCAAGGGGTAGTGAATCTGCAATAAGTAAAGGTAAATACGGTAATAGCGAAGCGCAGGAAACGCACCAGACAAACGGACAGCAATTAGGCCGTTTCCCTGCTAACCTTATACTAGATGAATTTATGGCGGCTGAACTGGATAAACAAAGCGGGGTAAGTATTAGTAAATCCGGCGGGTTAGGCGGTTTAGATGCGGGTATGTGGTCGGGTAAAAAGCAGATTGATAGGGGCGGACATACAGACACCGGCGGCGCTTCCCGTTTCTTTTATTGTGCTAAAGCCGACAATTTTGGAAGGAATAAAGGATTAAAAGGATTTGAGGAAAAACAAACAACAGGCGGAGGCGGCATGAACAATACACCGGATGATGTTTGCGGGAAGTTTGGAAGTATTAAAGCAAAAGCCAAGAACCACCACCCAACAGTTAAGCCAATAGAATTAATGAGATACCTGGTAAGATTAGTTACCCCTAAACATGGCTTATGCCTTGATCCTTTTTGCGGTAGCGGATCAACTTTAATTGGTTGCAAACAGGAGTTAATAAACTTTATCGGAATTGATCTATCGGAAGAATATTGTAAAATATCTGAGGCGCGTGTAAAAGCATGGAACCCGGAAAGGTATTTAGCGCAAACACTAAATTTTTAAGAATGTCAAACAGAATACCTGAAAGCCAACTACAGCAACAATTAAAAGAAGCGCAGTTTGAAATCGAAAACTACCAGGATGCTTCAGCAGTAGATTTAATGACGATACATGAATTAAAAGCCGAAACAGATAAACTTTTACTACTGCATACCGAAAATTATCATAAGGTAGAATCTTTAACCGCCGCCCTCACTCAATCCGTAGAAATAATTAAGCAATGGAGAACAAAAGCCGCCGCAAGTTCCGGGAAATCAAAAGAAATAATTGAGGATATATGGCAGGAGTATTACGATCACTCCCCGGAAATGAAACAGATTAGAGAGATCTTAAAAGAAGTAACAAAATGATAAACCCACGCCCGCCGCCTGTAATGAATAATATATTATATCTTTGTGAAATGTTTACACCCCTCAGATGTTTATTTTCACAAATACCAGGTTTAACGGTACACTAAAAGACGTACTTACTCAGGCTGAACTATCTGGAAGTTTTTCTATTACCCGCGACGGATTACATTTTGAGATCTTTAAATCAGATAATACTATTGAGTTTAAAGTATTTGATTTAATGAGTACCGAACTACTTCAGGAGTGGGAGGTAAAAGTATAAACCTATCCTTACCCCCTGTTATATGTTTTAAATTTACCGTTAATTACGGACAAATACGGTTGAAATGGGAAGGGAAGATACACAATTTAAAAAAGGCAATAAAGGGAAGCCGGACGGCGCAGTAAATAAAGTAAACCGCCTTGTTAAAGATGTATTTGCGGAAGTATTTACGGACTTACAAAAAGATCCTAAGGCAAATCTAAAAGTATGGGCAAGAGCAAATAAAGGAGCATTTTACGCCCTTGTTACAAAATTGATCCCGGTACAGCTTGACCATGCCGGAGAGGTAATAAACCGCATTATTATCGAAGATGCCCAAAACTGTCAACCCTTAATAAACCCACCGGATGAAAGTAACCCCGGTATTTAGAGCCAATCAAAAGGCTTATGAATCTCACCGCTACCGGGTAATAGCTAACCAGGGATCAACCAGGAGCAGCAAAACGTATTCTATTTGTCAACTTCTCCCGATTATAGCGGCCCGGGATGGTAAGAGCGTAACTATTACTTCGCCCTCGTTACCTCACCTTAAAAGAGGCGCTTTAAGGGATTGGCGGGAGATAATGGAGAAAGAAGGTTTATATAATGAAGCCGATCACAATAAAACAGATAATGTTTATCGTTTCCCCGGCGGCGGCTATATTGAATTTTTCGGAGCAGATGAGGCGGTAAAACTTCGCGGCCCCTCGCGTGATGTGGGATATATAAACGAAGCAAATCTCTTAAGCCATGCCGCCTATATACAATTTGCGCTCAGAACAAAGGAAACAATCTTTATTGATTTTAACCCCTCGGACGAATATTCCTGGTGTTATTCTGTAGCCGATGATCCCAAAAATATTTTAATACATTCCACGTACTTAAACAATTTAGAAAATATCCCAAAAGAACAAATTACCGAAATCGAAAGTTTAAGAGAAGCTGATGAAAATTTATGGAAAGTATTCGGCCTCGGTTTAAGAGGCACAAGCAGCGAAACAATTTACACCCATTGGAAAGAGATAGCGGAGTTTCCGCAATGTGATGATATTTGTTTTGGCCTGGATTTCGGATTTAATCACCCGACGGCCTTGGTAAAAGTAGGATTCTTAGACGGTAAAGTTTACGTAGATGAACAGATTTACGAATCAAAATTAACTAACGATGATCTTGCCTACCTTATTAAAACTTTAGGCATTACAAAATCGGTTGAGATATTTGCCGAAACAGCCAGGCCCGAAGCAATAGAGGAAATAAGAAGAACCGGCCTCAACATTAAGCCGGCGGATAAATCAGTAATAGACGGCATAAATATGGTAAAATCTATGCCGTTATTCATAACGCGGAGGTCAACTAATTTGCTTAAAGAGATAAAGAGTTATAAATGGAAAACCGATAAGGACGGCAAAGTATTAGATGAGCCGGTAAAATTTAAAGATGATGGGATGGACGCCCTCAGGTATGCCATTTATACAAGAATGTTCAAACCTAAAAAGAAATATGCAGATGCCTCGTATTAAAAGCAATATGAAAATTGTTTATATAGCACACCCGATCTCAGGCGATATAGAAAATAACCTTACCGATTTACGCAGGATAGTTAGGAAAATAAATATCGAACATAAAAACATAGTTCCTTTTGTTCCTTACTATGTGGATATAGTTTCTTTAGATGACAACGTTGCGGAGGAAAGATTGCGCGGTATTGCTAACGATACCGCAATAATTGAATCAGGAATAATTAATGAAATGTGGTTGACCGGCCAAAGGATTAGCAAAGGAATGGAGGCCGAAAAGGATTTAGCTATTAGGCACTCTATTGAAATAGTTGATATGATTGGGAAAATATGAAAACAGGAATCAAAATCATAGCGTAATCCTTTAATCTTTATACTACAGCCTCAAACCGATGGAGTATAGTAATTTATCTTTATCTGTAAAAACCGATATGGGTTTATTTAATAAAGGCTTATTTGATTTCGGCGGTAAAGAGAAAATAAAAGCCCTATCAGGACAATTAAAAGCACTACAGCAAAGGAATCTAAATTCAATAGCCGCCAACCTTAACCGCAACATTGCTATTTATCCCTCTTACGATCTTGGAAGTAATGCCGAACGTTACGCGAACGTTGATGATGTGTATAGTATTATTCGGATGCTTGCCACAACTAGCGCCCTTATTCCTATTTATGCGTATGAGGTAGTAAATGAGGAATTGGCAAAACAGTTAAACAGGAAACGCCACAGGCACGTTAACCAATTTCAATTAAAACTATGGCAAACTAAAGCCCTGGAAGATCTTCCGCCTAATGATAAAGTCGAAATGCTACTGGAGAACCCCTCAGAGTTTCAAGGTAAATTTGAATTTTATGAGGCCCTATACACAAACCTTTATTTAAACGGGGAGGCTTTTTTGCTGAAAGAGCGCCCTTCCTTTGGTGTTAATGCCGGGCTACCCACCTTCTTACACTCTCTTTATCCTCAGAACGTCGTTATTAAAGTAACGGATAAATTACCGCGCAAAATAGTAGCTTATGATTACAAGGTGGACACTACTTTAATCTATGAGAACATTCCGCCCGAAGATATGATACATATTAAATATTATAATCCGCAAATGGATCACGCGGGATCTGAGTTACGCGGGTTATCGCCTTTAATGGTACTCGCTAAAAGGCTGCAAAGATTGGATAGTAATATGAATACTTCCGTTGCACAGCTTCAGAACGGCGGAGTAGAGACAATCGTTTACGATAAGAGTTTAGACGGCACAGAGGCGGTTGATATTGTGGGGCAACGTAAAGATAATTTTTATAGATTTCTTCGCAACCCTGCAAATGCCGGGGCGCCCTTTTTTGCTTCCGGGGAAATGGGATCCATTCAGCTTGGCTTATCCCTTGCTAATCTTTCAGTTTTAGAACTTGCAAACGTAGATTTTAAGAAACTTTGTAATGCTTACGGTACTTCCGATATTCTTTTTAATTCAGATGTAGCAAGCACAGAATCGAATGTAACGGTAATGGAAAAAAGAACGTACACAAATACAGTACTTCCGAATGTTTACCGGGTAAGGGATGCGTTAAAAATGGGCCTGTTAAATGAGTTTGAAAAAGGCAGATCATTCAGCCAGGTTAATGAAGCGGGCGAACTGGAAACAGTAACAGTAAAAGGCGACGGTAAAAAGCGGGATCTGCAGGCCGATATTTCAGAGATACCTTCACTGCAGGAAGATATGTTAAAAATGGCACAATGGATGAACATAAGCCCGCAGATCACATATAACGAACGGCGGCAAATGATGAAATTTGAGAAACTGGAAAACCCTATTTATGATGAGCCATTTCTCCCGTCAGGTATTCAAACGGCGGAAGATCTTTTAATGGTTGATCCTTTACCGATACCAACGCCAAACGGTAATTAAATGAACTCAATAGTTGAAAATATTGATTGTATGGAGGGTATGAAAAGATACCCGGATAAATATTTTGAACTCGCTATCGTTGATCCGCCTTACGGGATTGGTAATTGGGTACAAACGGGCGGGAATATTAGAGGTGAGGCGGTTACCTGGAATGATAACACGCCCGTTAAAGAGTATTTTATAGAATTAGAAAGGGTATCAAAAGAGCAAATTATTTGGGGTGCAAATTATTATAATTGCTTCAATGGGAACGGAGGCGCAATTATATGGGATAAACAAAACCCAAATCCTAATTTTTCAGCTTGCGAAATAGCCTCTTATTCAAGACTAAAAAGAGTAGCTTATTTCCGTTATGCGTGGGGAGGTGTTAACGATGGAATTGTAGGAAGGGTACGGAAAGAAAAGGCGATACACCCTTGCGAAAAGCCAATAGCATTATACAAATGGCTTTTATACAATTACGCAACCCCCGGCGATAAAATTTTAGATACTCATTTAGGATCAGGAAGCAGCCGGATTGCTGCCCACGATATGGGATTTGATTTCACCGGCTTTGAACTGGATAGAGATTATTATCTAGCGCAGGAGAAAAGATTTAAAGAGCAAACGATGCAATTAAAGCTAATTGCATGATAATTATTTAGTATATTTCCGCAATGGAATTAAACTTTGAAGTTTCCGAAATGCCGCCTGACGGATCAAAATGTTTTAGTTGTAAAGAGCCAATTTTCGGGCGTATGTTTCAATACTTTTTATTCTCAGGAGATCCTGAACCTATGCCGACAAAGTTTAAATTATGCGAAAGTTGTTTTAGTAAACCGGATGATAAATGAGTAAAGACGATTTAATAAAGCGCCTGCAGGAAATAAAAGAGGAAGTAACAAAGTTAGGCTATGACGATCTAATCAGTAAACTACCCGTTCCCCTTGATAAGATTAAAGAAGAAGTTAAACATTACGTTACTGTAGAAAAGGCGTTAACTAAACAGATATTAAAATTAATGAAGGAAAGGAGAGAAATAATTTTATAGTGTGGATGATCGCGATTTAATATTAATAATCTCTCAGGCAATACCGCTCAGAGATTGCCCCCGGGATAGAGTTAACGATATAGCGCGGCGGGCCTGGTTACTAAAAGAAATTAAAAAGTATGTGGAAAAGCAGTTAATAAATCAGTATAACGCAAAAGAAGTAAAATGATATTAATTGAATCAATATACGATTTAGGCGATATAGTTTATTTAAAAACAGATAAAGAGCAGGACAGGAGAATAGTAACGCAAATTTGTATAGCTACAACAGGGATTCAATATCAATTAGCTTGCGGCATTGTTTCTACTTGGCACTCAGATTTTGAAATTACTAAGCAATCGGATATACTTGTAAAAACCGGAGTAGATGAACCAACAGGATCGCCATAACCACCTATTAAGATTCCAACGTTTCCAAAAGAGCCGGGAATTATATTTTGCCCCTAAAATATTTGCCGCAATTCGATCTCAATACACTACAGTATTAAAACTTTTACACTCAGGATATACCGAACACGAAGCAATAAACAAAATATCTTCCGCCCCGATAGTTGAAGTTTTACGGCCTCTTTACCAGGACGCCGCAACGGTTTACGGCGCAAAGATCAGAGCCGACTTAAACAAGTTGATCCCCACGCGCTTATCTTTTTACACGCCGGTAATAGTGAAAAATCATGTGTTAAGTGTTACAGTTTACCGCGAAAAAGGCCGTATGCCGATAGGATTTAGCGACACCATGCGGCAGTTAATAGAGCAATATTTCTCAATAGATTTACTAAATCAATCGGAAGGAATAACAGATACAACCCGGGAACTAATAAGACAGGTATTTACGGACGCTTACCAACTTGGAGAAGGTATTAACGATATTGTTGCAAAACTGGAAAATACGGAACTATCCAGGATCAGGGCGCGGCTAATTGCGCGAACTGAATCGGTAACGGCCGCAAATACCGGGGCGATAATAGTCGCAAAATCTACCGAACTGGATCTAAATAAGCAATGGCTTGCCGCAAGCGATAACCGGGTTAGACACCACCACCGCGAAGTAAATAAAACGGTTATCGGATTAAATGATTTTTTCCAGGTAGGCCACGATAAAATGTTACACCCGGGCGACAGGGGAGGGAAAAACGGCCAACCGCTCACAAGCGCGGAAAATATATGTAATTGCCGCTGCACTACCTTATTTATTCCGATTGACTAAAGATTATTCATAACCGAGTTTATTTAAAAAAACAGAAGCGCCTTTAGCAATGTATAAATATCGCCATAAATAATATTGTTCTTCTGTTTCCCACATTGAATCGTCTACAAAGTCTAAATCTTTACAAATATCACTAAGGACTTCATCTAAAAGTTCTGTATTGTTATTTTCGGTTGCGTAGGCATTACGTACTATATCTGTAAAAAATTCCACCTTCAAATGTATAAGGGGTAGCACCCATTCTAAATCTTCCCGCTCTTTATGAATGTAGACTATATTTTTATTAAATAAAAAACATAACGATGAATAAAATACCCCATTATGGGCGTCATAAACTTCAAAAGCAATTTGATGTGGTTTGAAGATTCTTTTTTTGATTTGAAGAACCTCGGCTCTAAAGTGTAGTTTGTAATAGCTTACAATTGTATGGCAATGTTCGCAAAGCGTTATTAAAAACTCGTTTTCTACTTCCCAGGGATTACCATTGTATTTTAAATGATGAATATGTAACGTTGTTTCTTTATCCTCGCAAAGGGTACAGGTCCATTGATCCCGTACCAGTATTTCAAAACGCTTCTTTTGCCACCTAATATCTTTTAATTTTTCTAAGTACGTCACTAACTTATTATTTTAAGGCCACCGGGAAAAGAATAACACCCACATATAAATACTTTTCGGGATCCTCTTTTTATCTCTCAGGCGGGCGCGACGTTTTTTAATTGTACTCATTTTCTTTAATACCAAAACGCAAGCTGTTTATTCGACAGGTCCGTTAACCGTTTTTTATATCTATATAATTTATTGAGCCTCGGCACACAATGCAGATCAATATAGCTTTGGTGTTTGTCTAATCTCTCCTTTAAGATCGAAAGTATATAATTGTGCATGGATTTATTATAATCTGAAGCCTCACTTTGTAGTAATGGTTTAAGAGATCCCAGGCGGACCGGGTAAGGCCGGTAATTACTTACATTTCTTTTTATTATCCGATCCCGTAACTCAGCAAGATTGCTACCGACTAACTCTTTTGAGATTGCCAGGGTAGTTAAGTGATTGTTATAAGCGTACGTAAAAGTTTCTATTATGTTCTCGCGGTTATCCTTTGTCAGACGTTCTTTTTCTAAAACATCTACTTTAAAATACTCAAAAATTAATTCTTTGATTCCTTCTTTTATTGGCTTCATAGAACTGTATAAACTATACGATTAACGCAAGGTAACACTTTAATTTTGTTGCTAATGTAGTAAATATTTAATATTTAATTGTAGATGGAAACTAAAAGTATTATTTCAGAGTTTGAGTTAAAGGATATTGACGAAAAGAAGGGCCGCGTTTTAGGCTACTTTTCTAAATTCGGGAATATAGATTCAGATTTAGATATGATAATGCCGGGAGCCTTTACAAAATCCCTTAAAGAGAATTACTTAAGGCTTAAACACCTCTATCAACACGATCCCACGCGGCCCCTGTCGGGAACTTCCAAAGGAAGATTAATTATCAGCCAAGATAAAGACGGCCTTTTTTTCGATTCAACCATAACTGAAAGTACATGGGGCGCCGACGCAATAAAACTTTACCGGGATGGGGCAATAGATGAACATTCTATTGGATTTCAAACCGTAAAAAAGCAGGACCGTAAAAACTACCGGGAACTAACGGAATTAAAGTTATGGGAGGGATCAACGGTTACATGGGGGGCTAATGAAATGGCCGGAACTACAGGTATAAAGAGCATGAGCCAAACGGAAGCCGCCGAAAAACTAAACACAACAATAAAAGCGATCAGGAACGGGGATTATGAGCATGAGGAAATATTTGAGGCCCTGGAAATAAAAGCACACCGACTAACGCAATACATTCTTAATATTTCACAAACCACAACGCCGGAGCCTGAAAAAAAGGCCGCCACATTGCCGGAAGGAATTAAAGAAACACTCACAATATTTAAAAAATCTTTAATACTTCAGTAAAATGAATAATTCAATTCTTTTAATGCTTGCCCCGTTTTTGTTTCAGGCAAAAACTTACGGGCATTTACCCAAAATTAAAAGCCGGCGTTTTTGGGGCATAGATCAACAAGGTTATGCAGCGTACAAAACAGACGGCGACACAAAAGAAATTCAGACCTCAGCAGATTTGCTAAAGGAACTGAATGAAATAAAAACAGGCTTAGAGGCCACAATGGAAACCAAAGCAGATGCAAGGTTTGACGAAAAAATAAAAGCAGTTAACCAGGCGATAGAGGACCTTAAATCAGTTAAGCCGGAAGTTACCGCAGCCGAATTAAAAGCGATCAAAGATGATTTAGCCGCCGTTATACGCCAGGCTGATATGATCGACATTAACGTAAAGAGGCAAGGCAAACAGGCGCCGCAGGAAGCAAAATCTTTCGACCAACAATTAAAGGAAGCACTTGAAAAACATACTGATGATATTGAAAAAATGGCCCGTAAGGATAACGGACGCAAAGATTTTGTAATTGAACTTAAAGCCGTAGGAGATGTATCAGTAGCAAATTACACCGGCGGAACCCGCGGCCTCACCGCAATACGTTCAGGCATTATTGTTGCCCCGAACCGCAAAACACATTTAAGGGATATTTTACCGACTGGTAATTTAGGCCCCGGCACAGAGTATGTATTTATGCGCGAAAACGGTCCGGGTGAAGGTGCGATCGCTCCCGTTGCCGAGGGTGCATTAAAGCCGCAAATTGATTTAGACCTGGTAGAGGCTTCCGTAAAAATCGAAACCATTGCCGGATGGATGAGAGTAACCCGCAAGGCTATGAATAACATTCCCGGGTTTATTTCTTTCATTCAAAATAAATTACCTGAAAAATTACTTAACGTTGAAGATGCTCAGATACTTTCAGGTGATGGAGTTAGCCCCAATTTGAAGGGTATCTTAACAGCCGGTAATTTTACCGCCGCCACAGGAGCCGGAACGATTGATATTGAGCAATTAGTGCAGGCAATAAGCCAACTGGAAGAACTTGAAAGAGAAGCTACCGGGATCGTGGTACGCCCGTCCGATTACTATAATTTATTGCTGAATAAAGCCGTAGGATCAGGAGAATATAATTTACCCGCAATTATTACCGTAGATGCTAGCGGAACATTGCGCGTACTTGGTATTCCTGTTGTTCATACTACAGCTATGACAGTAGATAAATTCATAGTAGGAGATTTCCGCCAGGGCGCTCAGTTACTGATCCAGGAAGGTATGAAACTTGAATTTTTTGAGCAGGACGGCACAAACGTTCGCGAAAATAAAGTTACTATCAGGATCGAAGAAACCGTTGCTTTACCCGTATTTGGTACGGACTATTTCATTTACGGTGATTTTGGTAATGTAGCTTAAAAATCAGTAGTTGTTTTCATGTTTTAGAAAAAGTGAAGCCGGATAGGGTAAAATCTACCCGGCTTTTTTTAAACCATTAACGAAATGAAAGTAAAAATTATTAAACCTCACCACGTTTATAAAGGAACGGTAGATGTGGAGGAAGAAAGAGCCGCCTATTTAATTAGTATGGGAATAGCGGAAGCCATAGGAGAAAAGAAAGAAGGTAAAGCAGCGCCCGAAAAGGTAGAGCATAAGGGAGAAAAAGAAAAAGTTGAAACCAGGCCCGGGGCAACCGTTAAAGGAAAAGATATTACGGCTAACTCTAAAAAAACAAAGTAAATGCCACAGTATTTTTATGAAGATTCAATTAATGTGCGGACTAATTCGGTAACGATCCTAAACGCCCCCGGCACAGCTTATAACGCGGTAATTGATCGCCCCGTTTTCTCAGGCGAAGCGACTACCGAACCCGTAAATTTACAGGAGGCAAAAGATTGGTGTAAAATTGATGTTCCCGACGACGATACTTTAATTACCAGGCTGATAAAAGCCGCCCGGATCGCTTGCGAAACTTACGTAAATCTATCTTTTATTACCCGGATAGTTACCGCAACTATTCATAACGGATTAGGTAATTTTAATCTCCCTTACGGCCCGGTAGTAGATCCCATAACAAGTATTAAAGATACCGACGGCACAGTAATAAATGATTACAATTTAAGGGATGAATATACCGGAGATATTGAGGTAGTTTATAACGCCGGTTATGCTACTCTCCCCGAAGATCTCAGGACCGCTTTACTTTGTCAAATAGCTTTTATGTATGAGAACCGGGGAGATACTAAGAAAGCCCAATCTTTAAGCCTGGAAACGCTTATATATTTAAAACCTTTACGTAAAGTATGATAGGCGAAATGAATAGAAGGGTTACGGTTAAATCCTGGACCTCTTTACAGGACACCGGCGGCGGATCTTCCGCGATCCAGGTTTTAAGTTATCCTATTTGGGCCAAAGTTGAAACCAGGAACGGGCAACCGTTTATATCAGAGGAACAGCAAGTTTGGAACTATGACTACAAAATAACATTCCGCTACGAAAGATCGCGTAAAGTAGGATCTAATTTTACGATAGATTACGACGATAAGCGGCTGAGAATAAATTCGATCTCTTTTGAAGATGAGGGAGCGCGCAAATATTGTTCCTGCAGATGTTCGACAATAGATGCAAGCGTTGACACGCTCAAAGATGTTTCTATTATTACACTACTCAGGACATTTGATTATTACGGGATAGGGGGAGAGGATAATTTTACGCAAACAGCTAGCCCGGATCTCAGGAATAAAACTATTATCGGCGCCTTTAAAGATGGGATTGAGTTTGCGGTATTACTTAGCGGCACACCCTCAGCACTCGCAAAGGAAGTTTTATATAATTCGGTAACTGGTAATTTCCTTTGGAGTATTCCTTACGAACCAGGGGAGCATACTTTAATACAATATTTTTAAATATGACATACAATTTTACAACAACCGGCACAACGTTCTCTCTTTTAATTAATGGATCAACAAAAGGAACCTGGACGCGCACCACGCAGGGAGATAGTAAACATTCTATCCAGGTAAATGATACCTCAGTAACATTCTCTTTGCAGGAGCCTTATTTTTCGGAGGGAATAAGCGCCGCCGATACTATACAGATAAACGGCGTAACGCAGGCCGGCACGATCCCGGAAAGGATTTTATTATTAAAAGCGCAAGTGTTTTATTTAGCGCCGGCACTTGTTAACCCTCTCAGCGATTATGCTAGTGATGCCGCCGCCGCAACCGGGTTAATCCCTATTGGTGGACTGTATCACACCGCAGGAGCGGTAAAAATAAGACTCGCTTAAAATGCCGTTTACCTTAAAAATAGATGTTACCAAAGTTGAGGCGAAGCTAAACACCGCGCGTAAAGACGTGGAATTAAAAATAAAGGATGAGTTAAATAAATTCGGGCAGGACGCCGTAGCAGAAGCCAAAAGATTAAGCCCGATAGATGAGGGATTTCTCAGGGGTAAAATAGGTTATGAACCGCCGACGGTGCAGGCATTAAGAACCAGTATTGTAGTAGCTTGTAATTATGCCGCTTACGTGGAATTTGGAACCAGGAGATTTGCCGCCGCTTATGTAGCAAGTTTACCCGCAACATGGCAGGCTTACGCCGCAACTTTTAAGGGAGGCACCGGCGGAAGTATGGACGATTTTATAAAACATATTACCGAATGGGTACTAAGAAAAGGGATCGCAGGAACAAAAACAAAATCCGGTAAAACTTCCAAGTCTCAGGATTCTTTACGGGCAATGAGGCAGGCGGCTTATGGTATCGCTTTACATATTTTAAGGAACGGTATTAAAGCGCAGCCGTATTTATACCCGGCAGTAACCCACCAATTAAACGAACTTAAAAAACGACTAAATGCGTGATGTAAACTACCCGATAAGAAAAATATATTATTCTGCATTAAGCGCCTTAACTTACAATAGCTTACCCCTGAAAGTATTTTATCAAAAGGCCCCCGATGATATAGCCGACGATAATTATTTAGTATTCGGCGGGATCTCTAGCGACGATCTTTCCAGTAAACAAAATATCGATACCGATACAAGTGTAAGAGTTACTATACATACTTTCCGGGATAAATATAACGACGGCGCAGCAACGGACGCAATCGCCGGGATGGTACTCACCGCCCTTTATCCTAACGCGCAAAACAGGCCCGATATGAGCGCCGATAATCTTCAACTCGTAGATACAAAACTCGCCTCAGATTTAGTTCAGAATTATAACATACAAGGTACGCGGGAGTATGTGGATCGGGTGTTAACTTTTAAACATAGGATCTTTCAGCAATAAGCCCCCTAAAATATATTTTTAAAATACTTTGCCTTTTGTTTGGTGTAACCAATAAGTTACACTATCTTTGCTACATGAACGCACTTAACACGACAGAAAAGTTCGATAAAATAATAGACGCAAGAATAAAGGCCGGATATTTTAAAATAGTTGTTCCTGATAACGGATTTAATGATTTAACCTTTACCTGTTACTTGAAAGAAAGGTTTGTAGAGTTGTATAGTAAAAATCCATACTATAGAGTATTTGCCATAACTAAAAGGCTAAAATTATGATCTTCAACTATATAAAAGCAGATCAATTTTTCCCTAAATTTTGCCCTCAGATCAAAAGCTATAAGCACAAGATCCGGGGCAAGAACGGGCGCGGCAACCCCTTGAAATTTACCGAAGCCGAAAAAAAAGAAATTAAGGAAGCCTTAAAGCTGTTAATGAGAAACCCGATCCAATAATTTAACCTCTAATTCTTCGCCCTTTAAAGCGAAATAAAGGTTTTGTAATTGGTGCAGATAAATGATTCTACTGTCATAAAGTAAAGATTCAAAGGAATCAATATAAACGCCGTCCTCATCCCAAACAAGCGAATAATTATCATCAACAGGTAGGCACAATTCTTCTTCATCTTTTGTAAATCCGCAACTTTCCAAAATCTCAGGCGTTAAAGGGATTGGGTTTACATTAAATCCATTATTCACAATATCCGCTAACATTGAGGCATGAACGGATAAGATCCCGTATTTTGTATTTACTAAATTCCCGATCCTTAATTCATTTGCTTTTATCATACCTCTAAGATAATAGTTTATACAAAGCTATCAAATAGGCGCAAGGCTAATAATTATTTTTACTTCAAATTATTTACCATGCCACAACGCGAAGTACAGGGAAAAGATATATTACTTTTTATTGATCCCGCCGGGGGAACGTCTTACGATATGATTGTTTGTTTAACAAGTAATGGCCTTACCCTCGCCACAAATACAATCAATTCATCTTCAAAGTGTGGCACAAGTTCAAGCCCTGGATCCTCAACCTTTGACGTTCCTTTTGAGGGTAATTATATGGTTGATCCCGATAGCGGGGCAGTTTCAGGGGCCGATCTCTTTACACTCGCAAAAGCCAAAACTAACTTTTCGTGGAAGATGGGGCCAGTTACCCCGGTAGCCGGCGATATAATTTATAATGGAACCGGATTTCTCTCAGGCTTAACGATCACTTATCCCG